TATTTAAACAAATACTTTTATTCATTTAATGTTACTTCCTATTTATCTGATCAATAAATTTGCCGTAGTATTCTGTAGATCCCAAATGATTTATAGGAGTAGATAGATCAGTCCAGATCTCAAAGCCACACTCTTCAGCCAATCTACAGAAGTAATAATCTTCTGATAAGAATCTGTTAACACCATCTTTTTCTTTATAGATTCCAACAGGAAAGAAATCATAAGCATTGTCTGATCCTTCTATTCCTGTTCTTAGATCTGGTTTGTATTTAAGCTGAGGATTCTTATCCATGATTGTAGTAAAGACTTCACGTTTAATCATCATAAATCCAGTCGCACTCTCTTTAACACGAGCGAATCCATTTTTAAATTCTGTGTTAGGATATAGATTAACATTGAACTGCAAAAGATAATCACGCATTAGCTGTTCGTCTATTTCAACACCTCTCTGCTTCTCATCTATATTTGTATTCTTCTTGATACGATCTAGTAATTGCTGCCAATAGAAACCTTTGACAGGATAAGTGCAGGTTACAACTTCTTTATTAAAGTCTATTATTCTTTTTAGATTCTCAATGGTGAAACCTATGTCAGCATCAATGAATAATAAATGCGTACCATTAAATTCTTTATTATCCAGGAACTTAGTTACAAACTTATTTCTAGCACGATTGATTAAGGATTCAGTTGGAAGTGTTTCAACTCTGATATTATGTCCCTGATCGTTTAACCAACGTAATGTATTTAATATGGAATGGAATGTAAGGTTACTTACGTTACCTCCGAAACATGGTATTGCGATGAGAATATTCATAACCCTTTGTGGGTTATATTATATATTAGATTCTACTAAATCCCAAGATAAAGTTTGTTCGTTCCACTTATACTTATTATCATCTTGTGGATAAGCAACTGGTGCATTCCAAAGACAAGTATCTTCGTTTAATATCCAAGAGTTAAAAGGTTTAGGTGGGATAAAAGCATCTCTATCTTCATCATAAGTATAACCTATTCCTGCATGATTTTTTCTTAAATGTGTTCCACCATTATCATGTACTCCACCATGAGTGTTATAAGATGTTTGTTTCCATACAGGATAACCCGTAAGTTTAGTTAAGAAATCTATACCATTAATTTCTTGTTCAACTCCATTTGAATCATGAAGAACCTCATTAACTACTGAAAGCACTTCTATAACTTTATTATTCAATCCTATTTTTGCAAAACTAGCCATTATGCTGTGTAACTCCCTGAACCATTAAATGTTAATATTGTATTACTTCCTGATGTTGTAACTGTAGGAGAACCTGTTGTAGTAGATGAATAAGAAGCAGTTGGTAAACTTAATATAACAACACCTTTTCCTCCAGAACCTCCATTTTCATTTCTTCCACCACCACCACCACCACCAGTATTAGCAGTTCCATTTCCTCCAGTAGCATTTCCACTTCCAGAACCTGTTCCACCTCCACCAGTACCACCAGAAGGAGGAGTTGCACTTGAACTATTCCAGCCTCCACCACCTCCAGCTCTAGTAACAGAAGAACCAGTTATTGAAGATGCAGTTCCATTTCCTCCAGCAGAACCTGCTGTAACAGTTTGTCCAACAGCACCAGCACCTCCACCTCCTCCAGAACCATTTCCACTACCTCCATTATCTCCTCCACTATTTCCTTGACTTGGAGATGTACTTGGTGTGTTACCTGCTCCACCTATACCATTTTGATATCCTCCTCCTCCACCAGAACCTCCACTACTTCCATTGTTTCCATTATAAGATGCACCACCTCCACCTCCAGCAGAAGTAATAGTTGTTAAACCAGAACCTGAGATTGATGAATTTGAACCATTAGAACCATTTGATGTTGGAGAACCAGTATTTACTGCTCCTGCACCTCCATCTCCTACTGTTACAGTAATTACAGTTCCTGCTGATACTGTTTGAGTAGAAGTTCTATAACCACCAGCTCCAGCACCTCCACCTGTTTGAGCTCCACCACCTCCACCTCCAGCTATTACTAAAAAGTCTATTGAATAAGGAACTGGTGATAAAGCATCTGTTCCTTCGTTAATACCTGAATAAGATAACCAACCTTGTGTTGCATCTATATAAACTAATCTTACACCTTCTCTATCTCCTGTTAATTGTAAATTACTTGTTCCACCTTCTATTTTATTTCCATTAGGAGAAATAGTTAGTGCATTAGTATCAAAAGTTCCTGCGTAATCTAAAATTATAACTTCATCTCCAGCACTTGGTGAAGCTGGTAATGTTACTGTGAATGCAGCTGAAGTAGTATTGCAAGGATAACCTCTACCAGCAACAGCTGTAAATCCAGATGTTTGAACTGATTGCCAAGAAATTAATCCAGATACACCTGAAGCAAGTTTAGCAGAAGTTATTGTACCATCGCTAGGAGTTCCTATTGAAAGAACATCACCTAATACTAAAATAAAATCTATTGTATCAGATGAAGTTAAAGCATCTGAGAATACTATTGTTGAACCTGATATTGTATAAGCTGAAGTTGGCGATTGAATAACACCATTTAAAGATACGATACAGTTATTTGCAGTTTGTGGAAAATATGCAACTCCACCATTAGTTAAATTGAATGTAGTTGTAGCGGATGTTGTAATAGCATCTAGCTTTACAAAATTTCCTACAACTGGTTGTTTGCCGATATATGCCATAAATTATTTAGGATATTTATTCTTTACACTAGCTATTCTTGATTTCCAAGCATCAATTCCATTGTGATAAATCTCATCTAATTGAGATTGCCAAGAACCATATTCTTTAATTCTATTATTAATAGTATTAATTTCTTTTTCTACTTCAGGTAATATTGCTAATATTTGTTCTTTAGATATTGGCGTAGTTCCATTGTGCCATTCAATATTATCTATATCATCTCCTCTTACTGTTGCTTCTGCTTTTGGATTTATTTTAAGTATTGCTTTTATAATCATAATTTATCCTGCTATTTCCATTGCTATAATTACTCCTGTATATCTTGAACCTGAATCACCTGCAAAATCTTCTACGCTACCACCAGTAAATGATGAAATTGCAAGAGTATAAGTTATTGAAGATGTTAGTGATGGAGAATCTAAATATCCAAATGGTACTGGTATAAGTAAATAATTTGCATTACCTCCAAAAAATGAAAAATAATTACCTGAACTAGCTGAAGATCTCCATACTTCTGTGCTATTTCTTTTTATAGCAATTCCTGGTCCATAAGTAGTATTAATATTTGGTGAATAAAGTTGAGTATGTCCAGTAATTAAAATTTTATTTGATGTTGAAGATGGTGTTATATTAACAGTTACATTAGTATTTACAAATGTAGTACTTGTTGTAGTTGTTCTTACCATAGAAGTACCTTGAACAACTTGTAATACTTTACCACCTACACCTGAAGCTAGTTTTGCAGCTGTAATAGCACCACTAGCTATATCTCCAGCAACTATTGTGCCATCAGTTATTCCTAGTGATTGTATTTTTGTTAGTGGCATGTCTAAATTCCTCTTATAGTTTTATTAACAGTCTTTACAAGGAATTTCAACATGAAGTCTGAAGACAGCATTAAATCTAAAGATAGCATGTATTTAATATTGTAAAGCTACTCCATACACCTGAGTTTCTTTAGAACCAGATGATTGATTAGCAAATGATATTTTATATTTACAAGAAGTTCCAGAAGTAACTGATACATCAGAAGATGTAGCAATATTAATTCCTGAACTAAATGTTCCTCTTGGTGTTAATGTAACTGTTGAATAATTACTTCCATTATTAGCAGATACTTGTGCAATTAAATCTGTATTTAATGTAGCTGTTCCTGATTGATTTTTATAAAGAACAACAATTCCAACTTTAGACACAGATGCAGGAGCTGTTTGAGATACTGATGTAAAATTTCCTGTGGCACTAACTGTTTCTGTACCATAAAGAGTTGTAATATTATTATTTACTGTAAAATTATTTGCTATAGTTGTTCCACTATTTGTAGAAGCAGAATTTGGATAACCAACTCCAAAAACTATTCTATTATCTCCTGTGCTTGAATATCCTGTAAATGTATGAAGTAATGTCCCACCATCACTATAAGGATTTGTAAACTCTCCACCATAAACTTTTAATGTACCAGATGAACTTCTAACAAATTGAAAAACATAATCTGATGTTACATTAACTGATACACTTGCTTGTGTTGTTTGAGCTCTATAAAATCTAACTGTTTGATTTCCTGTTCCTGCAAATCCTACATAAAAAAAATCATTAGAATTTCCGTTCCAAACAGCACCACCTGTATCAAATGTAGTACCATTAATACTAACTCCTATTTGAACACCAGGATTTGTTTCAGCTGATGAAATATTATTTGTACTAGCTTTAAATTTAAAAGTATAGTTTCCTGTTAAAGAATTTGAAGAGTAACCACCATAATTGTAACTTGTTACATCAAAAGTAATATTAAGATTACTATTTGCAAATGAAAAATTTGTATCTGTCCAGCCAGAACCAAAAGCACCAACATTAGAAGAAGTGCCACCACTTTCAGATAAAAGTGAAACTGCAGAAACATATTCACTAGCATTTCTTACTGTATTAGTCTGAACATCAATTCCTGTGCTATCTTCAAATTGTTCTACAAAAATATTTGGTAAAGCATAAGCAGCTTTATTAGCATCAGTTGCTTGTTGTAATGCTAATGTAGCAATATCCCACTTTATATCTTCATCATCATTTACACCAGCTGCAAGTTTTGATGATGTAATAATACCATCTGTTATATCCGCAGCTGTTAAAGGTTTATCAGCTGGTTTATATCCTAAGTAACCCATTAATGTATTCCTATTATGAACTTATATCATCAACTGCTGAAACCCAAACGTCTAATGAACTTGCAGTATCAGAAATAACTTTTAATACATCACCAGATTGAACTACTATTTTTGATCCACCATCTAAAACTTGTAGAGCAGAACCAGCAGGTATTGGTGCGTCTTTAATTAAATAAATATCGTTTGTTCCATCGTTAATATAAACAGATGCAATAACAGAAGATGATGTTACGTTAGCAACATAAACTCCAACTAATGTATCGTATGAGTTTGCAGTAAAGATTGTTGCAGCAGAAGTGCCAACATTATTACTTGTATATCTTCTAAAATTTTGTGCCATTTAAATCCTTATTTAAATTTCTTTATTGAGTTTACGAAATAAAGCCATAGTATATTTTTCATCATAATGCAATACTCATGGCGATTGAGAACCCTTTAGTAGCTAAATTACTTGTATCTGTAGCCTCTACAGTTAACCAAGTAGATCCTGTGTAATATTTCAATGTATTTGAGCTATTGTTAAAATATAAATCACCTGGTGTTAAAGGATCGCCATCATTATCAACTGCAGGATCGCTATTCTTTTGTCCCAAGTATGTATCATCAAAGTTATCAGCTGCTGCTAGAGCCGCATCTCTTGCACTGTTTGCAGCATTAGCCGCATTAGAAGCAGTGTTAGCAAAGTTACTAGAATTATTAGCAAAGTTTGATGAATTGGCTGCATGATTGCTAGATGTATTAGCAAAATTACTAGAGTTAGCAGCATGGTTAGAACTATTACTTGCATGATTAGAACTGTTGCTAGCATGATTGCTAGAATCATTAGCAAAGTTTGAACTGTTGTTTGCAAAGTTAGATGAATTAGCAGCATGATTAGCTGAAGTGTTTGCACTATTAGAACTGTTATTAGCAAAGTTGCTAGAATTTGATGCGTGGTTTGCTGATGTGTTAGCACTGTTGCTAGAGTTATTTGCAAAGTTAGAACTATTTGCTGAATGATTTGCAGATGTATTTGCTGAGTTACTAGAATTGTTTGCAAAGTTAGAAGCATTGCTAGCAGAATTAGCTGCAGCATTAGCATTAGCTTGTACTGAACTTAAATATCCTGAAGCATCGTTTGCAGAGTTAGATGCATTGTTTGCAAAAT